TGTCATTGGCGGGCATTACACAATCAACCATGCCGTCAAAATCGCTCAAGTTCTTGATTAATAAATTGTTTCTATTTTTACGAATAAATGATTTAACAGTTGCCATTGTTACTTTTTTCATAATAAAACCTCATTAAGTTAGGATTAAAAAGATACGCTAAAACGTATCGCATAGCCCTACACGTAAGGCTATACGCTAGGCTTTAAGCTGTTACCGCCTCAATAGCTGGCGAATCTGTACAAATACATACTATGCGTTTAAAACGTGGCGCACCCTCTAATGAGTGAACAATCACATTCTTACCAGTGTGAGAGTAGCTCTCTACCCTCATATTTTCACCATGTACAGTAATGATTTGACCAATTGAATATTGAGCTTTAGGGATAAATGCAAATTTCATGATTAAACCTCTAGGAAAAGTTGATTGAGTTAGGATTAAATACTTTATGTATTTATACATATTATAAACACATAATTCAGAGTTTGTTTAAATTATTTCAAAATATCGTACAGAGACCAATTATCTCTGTTAGCCCAATATTGCAACTCGTCATTGTCCTGCATCATCTCTGATACTTTGGAGAGCAATTTGGCATTATGCAACTCATCATCTACTCTATTAAATTGGTATTCAACCCAGCGAGTGAACAAACGCATATATTCAGAATGTGTAATTTCGTACATAAAGACCTCATAAGTTAGGATTAGTTAGGAGTGAGAATTATTAGGCTCTCACCTATATAGCATAATAGAATCGTGCCAGTTGTTGTAAGTCATTGATTTATATATATGCTCCAAAACCCTATGTAATATATATTCTTACAAAATATACTATAAAACATATGCTGGTGTGTAGTAATAAAGTATACCCACATATAGTAGGTTCTATATGTATTCATATATGTAAAGCCTATGTATAATATCTTATAGAGATAATATCTATGGTGTGTAGTTTATATATCTATATACTAACCGAGCTTATAGGGTCAATAGTAAAAGAGCCTTGTGTATACCTCCGTTCTCTCACAATAAATATTTAAGTATTACACCTAGCGTATGCTTAGTCTGGTCTGGTCGCCCTGTAATGATTGCGTAGCTATGCAAGCGTAGTGCGTGGCAAGTGTTGGGGACTGAGAGGTGTGATGTGCGTGCCCCCCACACTGCCCCCCCCATAAAAAAATTTATATATCCGTCAGGCGGTCTAGGGTTATCGTATCGAGTAGGTTGATAGCGTGTGCTGCTGAGTAGACTATACGGGTGGGTATACGTGCCCATACGTTATAGGTAGTCCACATAGGACCTGTATCTACGCCTTGTATACGGTTGACTGACTTTGCTAGGCTACCGATGTCTGACACTGACATACCCAGTTCTAGTGTGCTCTGACATAGGTTGGTGGGGTAGGTGGTGATGACGGTAGAGCCTTCATCTAGGTACTTCTTGGTGAGTCTCTCAAAGAACCAAGGGTTGTAGTCTGGGAGCTGGTTAGACATGGGGACAGAGTTGACGATGAGGACATCGTAGTTTGGGTACTTCTTTTTGTTCAGCTCTGGGTAGTCAAAGAGGAAAGAGTCTGGGGTTTGCATAGGGTTCATCACACCTAGCTTGTTAGACAGATAACTAAACCAGTCTAGGTGAAAGGCTACCCAGTTCTTATTTAACGGACTACGGTAGAAGTAGCCGTCTGCGCCTATCCAAGCGTTGATAGAGTCTCCTCTGTGGGGTAAGTCTTGTAGGGTGATGGGTGCGTTCTCGCAGATGGGTAGGAGCTGGGAGTGGTATTCCTGTTTACAGTAGTGGATACATTCGATACTCGTATCCTCCTGACAAACCTTACGTAAGAAGTTCAAGTGATGGAGCTGGTCGCCCAGGTGGTACTCGTTGTAGGTTCTGATTAACATTGACACTCCTTTAGATTATGGTATTATCAGATTATAGGTAGAGGTGATTATATGGAGATATTAGAGATAGAAAAGGGTAGTGTTCTGCCTAGCCCACGGGTGGTGTACGCATATCCGTACGAGAGCATGGAAGTGGGGGATAGTTTTACTGTACCTGTAAGTGCGAGAGCAAAGGTGCTCAATGCCAACTACAGGGCATTTAAAAGGTTAGGGTTTAAGTTTTCTAGCAAGTCTGAGGGCGATAACTTGCGAGTGTGGAGAGTAGCGTGAACAAAATGAAAAACAGGTTTGGGTCTAGTTACTGGATAAAAATGGCAGAGCGTTGTTATTACTGGCATCAATATGAGCTTTGTCACTGCTGGAATAAAAATGGACCAAGCATGAGGTGGGAGAAGTTGATGTATTTTTATCTGTTTAAGCATTACGGATACGAGGAGTGAGATGATAGAGTTACTGTGGATGAACGAGGATGAGCTTAGAGAGCACTGCCATTTGTTGGTAGAGGCTCTGCTTGTCTCTGAGCACCACAGGGTAGAACTGGTTAACAACATGGGGAAAGCGTTAGCGTATGGATACAACAGAGGATATGCAGATGCGTCTGTACAACTCAAGATTGAGGCTCAAGAAAGAAATGCAGAGGGCTTTATCCTGCATTAGTCCTGGGTCTAAACGGTACTTGGCAAAAGAGTGGAAAGAGAAATATTCTGACGTTGTTTATAACGAACTTATCAGATGTGCCAAAAATAGAAAAGCAGCAGAAGCAATATCAAACTGGCAACTAGAGGACTTTAAATGATAAGTAGAAAACTAACGGCAGCAGTCGTCACAGTAACAAAAGGTAGACCTGAGCTAGACAAGTGTATAGCCTCTATACAAGCTCAAACCTACTCTGTCCAGCACTACCTACTGTACGACAACGGTATGCTCCCCAAGCTCCTCCTGCAAAAGAATCAACACGTCTGTGTATTCCCAACAGGCATAGCTCATCCTGACAAAGATGGACGCAGATGGTTAGCAGCTGTACCTCACCTGATTAACGAAGACGTAGTGTTCTTCTGTAATGATGATGACTGGTTTGACCCTGACCATGTAGAGTCACTCATGGACATTATTAAGCGGGGTAACGACTGGGCGTATGCCCTGCGTAAGATACATGACAAGGACGGTAACTTCCTGTTCAACGACAAGTGTGAAGCCTTGGGTGACCTCCATGAAGACTGGAACAACAAGGGATGTAACTTTGTAGACTGGTGTATGTGGGGTATGCGTACAGAGAAGTTAAAGGGTATCTCTGCAATTCTCGGTATGCCTGGCTTTGGTTCTGACCGTGAGTTTTACAGGGTAGCTAAACAAATGTTCCCTAAGTACGGTACAACAAAGAAGCACAGCTTTAACTTCAGACTGGGTGGTAACCCTGGCTCTGTAACAAAAGAGTTCTTTGATGCTGGTCACAAGTTCATGGCAGACAAGTACGGTGAGACGATGCCCTGGGAGGCGTGATGGATTTTGATTTACAAAAGTTCTACAAGTTCTGTGCCGAGCTAAAGATTGAGACTAAGGAAGAAGGTCTCAAGAAGATGGGTAAGCTCCTGGGGACACAAACCTATGTGATGGAAGAAATAGATAAGGGGTTAAAAGATGACGTACATTTCTTCGTTATTCTTAAGGGTCGTCAGTTGGGTATCACTACTGTTAGCCTTGCCCTTGATTTGTATTGGCAATTTACTCACCCTGGTTGGCAGGGTACTCTTGTCTCCGACACTGAAGAAAACAGAGATATGTTCAGGTCAACTCTGGGAATGTATATTGACGGTTTACCCAAGGAGTACAAGATTCCTTTGGTTGCTCACAACCGCAATCAAATGGTCCTCAAAAACAGGTCTAGAATCTTTTATCAAATCGCTGGTAACAAGTCTCGACTGGGTCAAGGTAAGGCTATCACGTACCTACACGCAACTGAAACAGCGTCTTGGGGCAATGACGAAGGTCTAGCCTCCCTGATTGCATCTCTTGCAGAAAAGAATCCTCAGCGTCTGTACATCTTTGAATCTACTGCACAAGGGTTCAATATGTTCCACGATATGTACAAAACTGCCAAACGTGCCCGTACACAACGTGCAATCTTTTGCGGATGGTGGCGTAACGAGTATTACTCTGTTCACCAAGACTCCAAAGAGTACAAAGTCTACTGGGATGGCAAGCTCAAGCCTGACGAGAAAGAATGGGTGAAAGAGATTAAGAAAATGTACGGGGTTGAGATAAACTCCCGTCAGATGGCATGGTGGCGGTGGAAAATGGCTGAGGGTATTAAAGACGAGACCCTCATGTACCAGGAGTTCCCACCCACAGAAGACTATGCCTTTGTGATGACAGGCACAAGTTTCTTTTCTAATAGTAGGTGTACAGATGCAGCCAAATACGCAAAATCCCTCGACTACGAATGTTACAGATACGCCTTCGGACAACTCTTTCAAGACACAGAGTGCCTACCGTCCTCAGACCGTCTGGCAACGTTACGGATATGGCAACAACCCGTTGATACCGCCTACTACGTTATCGGGGCAGACCCAGCTTACGGCAGCTCAGACTGGGCTGACAGATTTTGCATACAAGTATTTAGAGTCTATGC